GCCGCGCAGCCCGAAACCATCATGGGCTACCCGGTCGCACGCATGGAAGATGTGCCGGCCATTGCCTCGGGCAGTTTCTCGCTGGCCTTCGGCAATCTGAAGGAAGCCTATCAGATCGTGGACCGCCAGGGCATCCGCGTCCTGCGCGATCCCTATACCGCCAAGCCGTATATCAAGTTCTACACCACAAAACGCACCGGCGGGGGCCTCGTCAATTTCGAGGCTTTGAAGCTGATGAAGTTTGCGACATCGTAATGCGGGCTCGGCCCCGGCGGCGTGAGCCGCCGGGAGCCTCTTCCATCTCAATCTGATCGAAAGGACGACCCCCATGCGGGACATCACTGACAATCTGGACCTCAAGCGCGCGATCTCGCCGCAGGCGGCCCGAACCGACAATACCGCCATCGTTTCCACGGTCGCTGACCTTCTGGGCTATGACGGCGTCATGCTGGCGATCGATCTCGGTGCCAATACTGATACCGACGCCACCTTCACTGTGCTGATCGAAGACAGCGACAACAACAGCTCCTATGCGGCTGTCGATGACGCCTATCTGAACGGTACCGAAGCTTTGGCCGGCTTTACGGCCGCCAGCGATGACAACAAGCTGAAGAAGATCGGCTACACGGGCATCAAGCGTTATCTGCGCGCGACGATCACTCCGGCTGCCAACGATTCCGGCAATATCTTCCTGGCTGCCGAATGGGTTTTGCGCCCGCTTCGCGTCCCGGCTGCCAATCCGCCGGTCTAATGTGAATGGGCGGTCCTTTTGGGCCGCCCACCACTCTTTCGAGGGCTTCCGATGCAGCGCATCCTGATCACGGCGCCGGAAGACGATGTATTGACGCTTGCCGAGGTGAAACTTCATCTGGGTGAGGAAAGCACAGACCGTGACACGCTGATTCAGTCGTTGATCGACGGAGAGGTTGCGCAGTTAGACGCGCCATCCGGCGGCGAACTTGGTCGCGCTATGCGCCCCCAGACATGGGAATTGCGCCTAAACGCGTTCCCGACTTGGCATTGCCATGGCGGAAATGCCATCGAACTGCCATTTCCGCCGCTGATCGAGATTGTCAGCGTCAAATATGACGACACAGGCGGAGTCGAGCAGACGCTTACCGAGGGAGTTGATTTCACCGTCGAAGGTGTTGGTGGCAGGGCAAAACAGTCGATCCGGCCGCCGTATCTGGGCTGCTGGCCGCTTTCTCGTTGCTACCCCGGTTCTGTCCGCATCCAGTTTCGGGCTGGATTTCCCGTCCCGGCAGAGGGCGAACCGGACACGCTGCCGGAAGGCATCAAGACCTACATGAAATTGCGCATCGGCAATCTCTATGCCGACCGCGGCGACGGTGAGCCGCCGGCCGAGAACCCGAACCTTTCCCGCCTATTGGACCTTCACAAGATTTACTAAGGAGATACGCCATTGAGCGATCTGAGCATCACTGCCGCTTCCGTTGTCGCCGTTGGTGACGACATCCTGCATGGCACCGCAGGCGCGAGCGTGACCGCCGGCCAGCAGGTCTATAAAGACCCGACCACGGGCAAGTGGCTTTTGGCGGATAACAACTCCGCGACCGCTGCGGCCCGCGTTCCTGGCGGTACCGCTCTGCATGCCGCGGCCCTGAACCAACCCTTGGCTGTCCAGAAGTCGGGCCCGATCACCATCGGCGCCACGCTTACTGCCGGCGTCGTATACTACCTGAGCGGCACGCCTGGCGGGATTTGTCCGGTCGCCGATCTGACTACGGGCATGTACCCGTGTGCGATCGGTATCGCGACATCGACAACTGTCCTGAATATCGATTACCAGCCCTCCGGCGTCGCGCTCTAAGCCAATGCCCTGGATGGAAATGACGAAGGCGTTCGATTTTACGCCTTCGTGCAATCCCAGTCTGACGGTCGCTTATCCGGCGGGCATCATCCGTAACGTGACGCGTGAATGCGCGGCCCTCGCCATTGCCAAGGGGTGTGGTCGCCTGACGAAACGGCCGGAGCCCGCCAATGACCACTGCAGGTGATCTGAAGTGGCGAGTACGGTTCGATAAGCAGGTTTCGGACTCTGATCCATATGGCGGCGACCTGAATAACCAGTGGCAGGAGCAATTCAGCCGCGCAGCTGAAATCGTCGCCCTTGCCGGCGGGGAGGGCGTCCAAGCTCAGCGTCTCACAGGCACCCAGCCGTATCGCATTCGGGTTCGGTTCGACAGTATGACGCGCACTATCGAAATGTCTTGGCGCGGAGTGGAACTGTTAAATGGCGTCCCGCAACGATACTTCGCGCTGAAGACAGCAGAAGATATGGACCGTTCGAGGGAATGGCTGACACTGCTGGCAGTTCAGGGTGTGGCTGACGGCGGCGACGGCGCGGGCGCGTAATGGCCAGCATTGGCCGCAACCTCGAAATCATGCAGGCCGTGCGACTAATCAACCGAAAGCTTGGTGCCGTCGCCGCGGCGGTTGAAGATGAAGTGGTGGGCACGATGCTCACACAGGCCGGGCTTATCGCGGCCGAGATAAAGAGTATCGCGCCGGTAGACGAAACCTCAGACAATCCTGGGGAGTTGAAGGCCAGTGTTCGGGTCATAGAAGGCAAGCGGACCGCGAAGAAGGCATTCTCTGTCAAGGTCGCCGTTGGCAACCTGCAGACCAAGGATGGCAAAGCCGGGTTCAATTATCCGCGCGGCGTGGAATTCGGGACGCAGAAATCACCGGCACACCCTTTCTTCTGGCCTATCTGGCGACTGCGTCGGAAGGGCGCGCGTGTCGCCATCAGGAAATCAGCCGTCCAGGCGGTAAAGCGGGTGTTCGGTGACAAGTAAGCTGGGACCATCTCTGGAACTGCAGGGTGCTATCGTCTCGGCGCTGACGGCCGACGCCGCAGTGAAAGCTCTGATCGGCACGCCGCCGCGCATTAATCCGGCACAGTCGCCGGATTGGACCGGCTCATACATTGTGATCGGCGAAGGACAGGATGTCCCTGATCTGGCCGAGTGCATAGACGGCAGCGAACTGTTCAGCGACATTCACATTTGGTCCCGCAAGGATTCCAGTTTCGCCGACGCAAAGAAGATTGCGGCAACGATCTGGGACTGCTTGGTCAATGCCACCCTGGCATTGACGGAAAACCGCCTGATCATCCTGGAACGCAGCAGCACCAACTATCTGCGCGACCCAGATGGCACTTCACTTCATATCGTCCTGACCCTCAGGGCCCTTACCGAACCGGCTGCATAAGCCGTAGCCGCCCCTAATCCGCGGGCCTCGGGCACCCGCGCACCGGTCGCAGTGATGCGTACCATTCTCACGAAAGGATGCCCCTCAAATGGCGAAACCTACAACTGGAACGTTTGGACAGTTTCTTGTGAAGATCGGCGACGGCGCCGACCCTGAAGTGTTCGGCGCTCCCTGCGGCCTGACCACGAAGAACTTCAACCAGACCGCCAACACCCAGGAAACGACCGTTCCGGATTGCGATGATCCTGATGCGCCCGCCTATATCGAACGCGCCGTCGATACCCTGTCAGCCGAGATTTCCGGCTCGGGCGTTCTCGCCAAGGAAGCCCATGAGGATGTCTGGCAGCCGACCTTCCAGGCCGCCGCATCCGTCAACTGCCGCGTCTATCCCTTCGGCGCCGCGGGCGGCTTCTACGCCGGCAAGTTCGTCCTGACCCAGTACAACAATGCCGTGCAGCGTGGCCAGAAGGTGAATGTCGATATCACCCTGGCCAGCGATGGTGAATATACCTGGACCGCCGGTAGCTAACCATGAAGCAGACGGGAATAGTGCGCTCCTTCGGGGGGGAGGATCGAAGCTTCGACCTCTCCCCTATAGGGGCTTGGCGTGCTGTTGAGGCGCGCTGTGGTGTGGGTCTGGGCCGTGTGTTCGGCCGGTTGTGGTCCTGCATGTCTGCCGGGCCCGATGCCCGCGCCAATCCTATTGGCTTCGACTTTCACGGTGACGATATCCGGGAAGTCCTGCTGCAGGGGCTCAAGGGTGGCGGCATGGAAGATGCCGCTGCGACAAAGCTGGTGCGCACCACATTCGACGATGAAGCCGGCAAGGGGCAGTTCGCCCCGCTGGCCCTCGAAATCGTATCCGCCTGGTGGTTCGGCCTGCCTGAGGGAAAAGCGACGGCGCCGTAGATCAAGAACGGGACGCCGATAGCACCGGGCGTTTCGACTTCGGCGCCTTGTACGGAACAGGTGCCGTCCTAGGGTTCACTCCCCGGGACATAGATGGGATGACGTTGGCGGAGTTCGACGCCTGCGTTGAGGGATGGAAACGCGCTAACGGCGCGGATGAGAAACCCGAACCCCCTTCAGAAGCCACATTCGAAAAGATGCTTGCCGAAGCTGGCGGGTGAGGAGGATTGCGCATGGCTGACGACACGACAGCCGCCCTAGTTGCGCAATTGGACGTCAAGTTCGACGCACTTGCCAGCAACATGAAGAAGGCTATGGCCGTCTTCGATAATGGCGGCCGCGCACTTGAAAAGCGTCAGGCACAGATCAAAAAGAACCTGAGCAATTGGGCGATCGATTTCACTGGCTTGGGCGGTATCAACAAAGCCTTGGTGGGGCTGACCGCTGCGGGCGTCGTCGGCGGCATCGGGGCGCTCGTAAAATCCTCCCTGGATGCAGCAAGCGCGATCGGTGACACGGCGCAGCAGGCCGGCGTTGGCGTCGAGTTCTTGCAGAAGCTGCGCTTTGCTGCCAGCCAGTCCGGCGCCTCGTTCGATATCATGGATACGGCGCTCACCACACTGAATAAAAGCCTCGGTGATTTCGTCCAGACAGGTGCGGGCAAGGGTGCCGCAGCGTTCAAGGCGCTCGGCATCGACAAGCTGATCAATTCTGGACAAGTTCGGACCGCCGAAGACGCATTCAACGCCATTTCGAAAGGAATAACCAAGTTCGGCAGTGAGGCCCAGAAGTCTTCACTGCTGGCGGGCGTGTTCGGAAAAGAGGCTGGCCCGAAGCTGTTACAGTTGATGAATCAGGGATCGGCGGGAATTGCCGACCTTGAGGCCAAAGCCGTTTCTCTCGGAATCGTCCTCAGCACGGACACTGTGGCTGGCGCCAAAGAGGCTAGCGATAAGCTGGACGCGCTGTTCAGCGTCATCAAGGCGCAGGGCGTGTCCGCCGTTGCCAGCCTGGCGCCGGAAATTGCGCAGCTCGCGCAGGAAATTACCAACGGTCTGCCGGACCTGATCACATGGGTTGAGAAGTGGGCCGATTGGTTCGGGCTGATCAAGCTTTCTCCAACTCAGAAGCTAAGTGTAGAATTGGCGGATGCCAATGCTGAACTGGCAAAGCTGCAAGGTCAGAAAGCGGCACCGGGATTTCTCGGGTGGTTCAACAAACCGTTCTTCATTGACAAACAGATTGCCGACGCGAAAAAGAAAGTTGACGATCTCCAAAAGCAGAAGCCCGGTCTTACGGCGTTCCAGGTGCACGGCGACCAGTTGCCAGCTCCGGCGCCAAAACTCCATGTAGCAGCGACCCCTGCCGAGATAGCGGCGGCTGCCAAGCAGAAGGAATTACTGGCGCAGACCGGCGTTGACGCCGCGACCGCCCGCGCAGCATTATTGGTCGCGCAGGACGAAACAAACGTACAATTGCTTAAGGGGTCATCGGACTATCTCGATGCCGTCAAGAAGCAAATCAACGATGAATTTACTGCGAAGGTAACGACCGCACAGGCTGAGGCGGCCAAGCAAAAGGCCAGCCTCGACAAGCAGGGAACGAACTGGAAGGGCTATGCCGATGGTGTGGCCAATATCAACCAGGCCCTGGCGGATAAGATTGCCGCTGCCGCGGAGGAACAGAAGCAGAAGCTGGATCAGGTCGGCGACGCGTCCACGGTGCGTGACGCGATCGCATCCGGTCAGCAGCAGGTCCAGCAGATCAAGGATCAGGCCGCTGCTCAATATATCGTGGCCGGCGCCCTGGAACGCATCCTGTTCCTCCAAAGCGCCATCGAGGAGGCGAAGAAAAAGGATCCCGGGTTTACCGGCTTTTCCACTGATCAGACTGCTGCGCTCAAGGCCCAGGCCGATGCTATTGCTAAAGCCACGTCCGACCCGCTGGAAGATTTCGTTACCCAGCAGGCCAAGGCCTACGAGCAAATCGATACCCTGCGCCAGCAGGACCTGTTGAGCGAGCAGCAGGCGGCTGATGCCAAGGCACAGATCGACAAGGCCATAAATGCCGAGCGTCTGAACGCCGCCAGCACGTTCTTTGGCAATCTGGCAACTCTGAGCCAGTCCAGCAACAAAACCTTGGCGGCAATCGGCAAGGCCGCCGCTATCACGCAGGCATCCATAGATGGCGTCCTCGCTGTACAGAAGGCCCTCGCAACATATCCTCCGCCGCTGAGCTTCGCCCTCGCTGCAAGCATTGGGGTGGCCACGGCAGTCAACGTGGCCAAGATCGCAGGGTTTGATAAGGGCGGCTATACTGGACCTGGTGGGCGGTACGAGCCTGCGGGCACCGTCCATAAGGGAGAGGTGGTCTTTAGTCAGGATGACGTGCGCCGATGGGGTGGGCCGGCGGCCGTCGATGCTATGCGCCGCCGTGGATACGCGACAGGTGGCATCGTGGGGCCGCCATCGGTTCCATCTCTCCCGCCAGCCGGAGGACCGGGCGTTAAGGTCACAATCAATCAACAGCCTGGCGTCGCTGTCGAACAAGTCGGAATCAGCCGCGATGAAGTGATATTCGAAGCCCGTCGGGTACTTCACACCGAAGGGCCTGACGTGATCGCCAACGATACCCGCAACCCGAACGGTCGGGTTGCCAAGGCAAATCGCGACACAATCAAAGCGCCACGCAGAAGGGCATAAAGTGTGGATAAACTACTTCTTTGTCCTACCGACGCTTATTCTGTCCAGGGCCCGCAAACGGAAGTTCTTCGGAACGAGCTAGATGGTGGTGCGGGCAGGTACCGGGCTGACAAGATCGGTGCCACATCAATTGCGAATGTTACATTCTCCCTGCGTGTGGACGGCTATCAGTACCTCTATGCCTTCTTCCGCTCCAAGACTGGACGCGGTGCAGAACCCTTCCTGATAGATATCATTCTCGACGGATACCCGCGTCAGGAGTGCACGGTTCGGTTCATCCCAGGCTCGCTTTCTTTGCCCCAGAAGTTCCGGAGCCGGTTCTTCACGGTTACGGCACAACTAGAAGTCGATCAATTAGACGCTGACGACCTCTACGATTCGTCGGTGGTTGACGTTTGGGAAGCGGCTGGTGGGGCTGACATCGATGGGTATTTGAACCTTCTGAGTCCCATCATAAACATACACTGGCCTATCGTAGATCCCGTCATGCGTACCGCGTCTGGAGACGCCATTACGACTGCAGACGGCACAGAAATCACTCTCTAATCTTGGGATTATGCCATGAAAAAGCAGCTTGTCGCGGCGGCCCTGCTGTTGCTCGTCTCTGCGGTCAACGTGCGTGCTGTTACCTTCCATGATTTAGATGCCGGCGATCCATCCGCTGCGTGCGAGATGCCCGTGTGGCAGGGCGGCATTGGGGGTAATGCTAAGAAATTTCAGTGCTCTGGCTTCTTTGCAGGACTGACAAATCTCTCGAATGCCACCAACTTCAGAGCTGCGATCGGGGCGGCGACGGGGCCGGTTTCTTCCGTCAATGGCAACGTCGCCACGTTCAGCGGGACGGGCGGGAAGACGCTCCAGGATGGTGGAAAGGGACTGCCATCAGGAAACCTGGTCGGCACAACCGACACCCAGACGTTATCTGGCAAAACCCTTACTGCGCCCATCATATCGTCTATCTCCAACACTGGCACAGTAACTCTCCCGACTGCTACCGACACACTCGTTGGTCGCGCTACGACTGACACCCTGACAAACAAAACGATCTCTGGCGCTAGCAATACAATCTCCGGCCCCATCACGGGCACGTCAACGAATGACAACGCAGCGTCCGGCAAGATTGGAGAGTACGTCGCCGCAACAAACGGCTCGAACGTTTCTCTCACGTCCGGTACTGCAAAGAACTGCACCAGCATGTCACTGACGGCCGGCGATTGGGATGTCACCGGCATGACGGAAATATTCGGCGCAGGCTCAACATCCCAAACCGTTGCGGAAACAAGCCTATCGACAACATCCAATACGATGAACACTTCGCCAGATCGGCTAACGGTCGATGTTGGGCCTGCACGCGTGGGCGCCGACTATACCCATGCTATTCCGTCAGTTCGGTACTCGCTGTCATCGACAACTACGGTCTATCTAGTTGCTACGGCTACGTTCACTGTAAGCACAACATCTATGAACTGCGCACTGCACGCCCGCAGAGCCAGGTGAGGCATGCCATCCTACGAAGAGTTCTTCCTGAACTGCCCTGCGCGGGTCGTACAGTTAGAGTTGATCGAGATAAGTCACCCAAATTTCAGTCAGGTCTATCGCATTGTCCGAAACAAAGTTGGAGGCGTGACGGCGACAATTGACGGGGACGAGCAAGACTTCAAATATTATCCACTGCGTATAACCAGCAAGGGTGATCGAAACGATCTGGACTATGGTCTTCAGATCGACCTCGGCGACCTCGGAGATATCGTATCTGGAGAGGTTGATCTAATCGCCGCCGCTGACGGCTTCGGAACGAAGCCAAAGATGCGCTACTGGACGTTTCGGTCGGATGACCTGACATCGCCATTGTTTGGTCCCATATCGCTAGAAATTCCCGCCCTTCCCATGACCAATATGGGGACTTCGTTTGAAGCCGTGGCACCCGCGCTCAACTCGAACCGAACCGGCGAGATGTATCTGATCTCGCGCTTCCCAACGCTCAAGGGCACTTTGTGAATACAGGCTTCAGTGTGGATCCGTATCTGTCGCGGGTCTACCGAAAGGGGTTCTATACCTGCCTGGAATTTACCGCCGAGGTCTGGAAAGACATTACAGGCGAAGATATCGGCGACCGGCTTCCCATCCTGCGCGTGGCGTCCGCGGAAAGGCGCATCACACCGAGCGACCTGCGCAGGTTTGAGCGTCTCACCGCTCCCGTGTCGCCTTGCATTGCTCTAATACGCCGCCCCAAGGCAGTGCCCCACATGGGCGTCTTTCTGCGGGGCAACATCCTGCACCTGAATGACATGGGCGCCTCCTTCCAGTCCCCGCAATTCGCCGGCCTCGGCTTCACGACGATGACCTATTACCGATGACAACGCTCACCATCATCGAAGATATTTGTGCGCCTGAAGACGCGATTGTCCTGGTGGGTCCGGACGTGCGCGAGTTGTTGGCCTCGCACTTCGACCGCTGGCCGGAAAATGGCCATCTGTTCCACGGCGAGGTCGCTGCCGACCATGAGATCATCATCACAGACGAGGCGGACTGGAACCGGCTGAAGGATGCGCCGGGCTCTTTCATAATGGTGCTGAATCCCGAAGGTATCGAGTGGATCGTGATTGGGGCGATTGTTGCGGGCATTCTTCTGTCCGTCGCCGCCGTTTTCCTTCTCACGCCGTCTGTACCCAGCGTTTCGGGGAACATAAGCAGCTCGAACAATGACCTGTCAGACAGGCAGAATAAGGCTCGGCCCCTTCAGCGCATCCCGGATATTCTGGGCGAGGTGCGTTCGACGCCTGACCTATTGGGCGTTCCTGTCAAGCTGTTCGAGGACCGGGTGGAGGTCGAATATGCATATCTCTGCATCGGCCGCGGCGCATACGATGTCACCGACATTCGGGACGACGCCACGCTCTGTTCCGAATTGGACGGAGCCTCTGTCGAAGTATACGGGCCGAACACTTCTCCCCTTTCCGGCGACGATCCGCAGGTATTTATCGGAGACCCGATCACCCAGCCCCTGCTTTCGGCCACAGCATCCAATGCCATCAATGGCCAGGTTCTTTACGCCCCGAACTACAAAAGCGTGGATATGGCCGCGCTTTCCATTGGCGGCCGGTTCCAAGCCGATGGGAAGATCAACGCGCCGGCCATGAATTGGGCGCGCTATTTCGAGATAGACGATCAGGTCACGATCACCGGGGCGAATTACAATGATGGCTCCGGCCATGTGGTGCATCTGGATGGCACATACCGTGTAAAGGCCATCACGACCGACAATCATCTGCTGGAATTCGATCACCCCGAATTGGTCAATTCGGATTGGAACATCATCGCCTCCATGGCGGACGCCCGGACGGATTTCCTATTCCCGCTTGTGGAAGTGACGATCCCTAAGACGGTGGGACCTTTTACCCTCGATGTGGCGGACCTGAACCAGGTTATCGCCAATCTGGTCGCTTCGGGCGGGCTCTATTCGATTGACAGCGGCGGCACCCAGAAGCGCATCGACGTGACAGTGCGCATGACCCTGTTGCCTCTTAATATGGACGGGAGCCCGGCTGGTGCGGCCGAGATATTCGATTTCACGGTGCAGGGTGCCGCCACAACCCGGTCCCTCCTGGGCAAGACCTGTAGCGCCACACCCACATTTACAGGCCGATGCAGCGTTTCGATGCTGCGCACTTCGCTGACCGACAAGACGGACGGCTTGCAGATCGTGGACGAGATCAAGTGGCGCGACCTGTACGCCATCTCCCCCATCGATGTTGAGCATTTCGGCAATGTCACCACGGTCTATTCCCGCTCCGTTGCCACGCCTGCCGCCCTCGGCCTGAAAGAGCGCAAGCTCAATATGAACGTGGTGCGCAAAGTGCCCCAGCGAGACGGGGACGAGTTCTCCGGCCTTGCCGCGTCGAAATCAGTTGCGGATATCTTCTGCTTCGCTGCGCTCGATCCCTATATCGGCGGTCGCGCCCTGGCCGACTTGAATGTCGCGCAGATTTACAGCGCTATTGCTGAAGTGGTCGATTACTTCGGCACTGCGGAGGCCGCTGAGTTCGGCGCCACCTTTGATGATGACGGTACTTCGTTCGAGGAGATGGCACAGGCTATTGCTCAGGCCGCTTTCTGCGATGCGCAGCGCTCCGGTTCGACCCTGCAATTGTTCTTTGAGCGGGAAACCCAGGATAGCGCGATCCTGTTCAATCACCGGAACAAAGACCCCGGCTCGCCAGAATTGCGAACTGTCAGCTTCGGACCTCAAAGCGACTATGACGGTGTCGAATATAGCTACGTTGATAGCGGAAATTACGATGGACCCGCCGTCTACAGGATACCGACTGACGGCTCGGCCACTCGGCCTAAGAAGATCGAGACTGTAGGTCAACGTAACTTCAGCCAGGCTTATTGGCATGCGTGGCGCGAGTTCAACAAGATTCAATACCAACATGTCGGGACCGAGTTTGTCGCCCTGGCAGAGGCGGCCTTGGTGGGTCGCTTGCAGCGCGTTCTGGTGGCTGATGGCACCAAGGCAAAAACTCAGGACGGTGAGGTCAAAAGCCAGTCTGGTTTGACTTTGACCCTCAGTCAGAAGGTCGCTTTTGAGGACGGCAAAACCTACCGAATATTCCTCCAAATCCCGAACGCTTCGGTGGATGCTATCCCAATCACGCCGGGGCCTCTGCCCAACCAAGTCATCCTGCAAAGCGCGCCGTCTGCGCCGCTATCACTCGCTTATGACGCCTATGCCCGCACCACGTATTGGATCGTGGCGAACGACGATGGCCGCGAGCAAGCATTCCTGATCTCGGAAAAGACCGATAACGGCAGCAACACCTACAAGATTTCCGCCGTGAATTACGACGCGCGCTACTACCAGAACGACAGCGCCACCCCGGCCTAACGGCCCCAAGACCTTCCCATACCGGAGAATCCCATGACTGATCCGATCACTCGGACGCAGCTCGTTAACGCGTCGCGTGATGCCGACGATATTGCCAAGGCTATCAACGGGCCCGCGAGCGGCGAGGGGAGCACGTTTGCAAATAGGGTCGGGAATACGCTCAAGACGTGGTCGCGGCTGGTATCGGAACTCACTGCTACGGTTGCCAGCATCGTTGCCGCCAGTACGGGAAACATTGTCGGCACGAACGTTATTTTCACTAAGAATTATGCATCGTTCGAACTTGCTGTTGCAGTTGCTCAGGCAAATGGCGCGGCGCTTTTCGTTGACAGTATCACGACACTAACGGACGACACTGTCATTCCCGATGAAATCCCAACGATTTACTTCGTTGGCGGCGCCATCGACACCGATGGACACCAATTGACATTTGGCGCCGGTGGCGTGATCGCGAGTTCCTACCAAATATTCAAGGGGGACGGGCCAATCCGGGGCACTATTTGGGCACCAGAAATTTTGGTGGAGTGGTGGGTTGACGGCTCAGGGGCGGAGAACAATCGGTCCGCATTTCAATACGCACTGGACCATGTAAATAATTCAGTCTGGCGGCACGCGGTTGTCAGGGTGGGATTCGCCACATTCGATATTGGAGATCACGGGGTTGTTTCGACTGGGGCAGATCAGCCCCAGATTATAGGGTCGCCGGACGGATATCCGTCCCCGGATAGCTGCAATTTGATCATGACACCGTCGGCATCAGAGCCTGCAATAACTATTGTCGGAAACAATTCGCCTTGCGGCGGGTCTTGCAGTGGGTTCTTCATCGACGGCAACGCGAACACCACGGGCGTCCGTATTGCCGGCGCTGTCGGGTTCCGTGTCAACAACAGCGGATCCTCGACCGTTGGAACGCACGTCTATCTCGCCAATGATGCAGCCGAACGGTACACGGAGAATGACCGAATAACCCTGACCATTCCTGGACTTGGAAAGGACGCGCGCGCCATTAACATCGTTAAATCGACTGGCGACATCTCGTTTTCAGGAACTGAAATTGACCTCGATGTGGGGCTGAACCCAGGTGTACGAAGTGTACCTGTAATCGAAATAGCGACCAGCGATTTCGTTTATAATGGTCGCCTCGACCTGTTCGTTCACAACAATGGCGCCACGAATGTCGCGCTAATCAGCGATGCGTCTGCAGCGCCACTTTGGTTCGCCTCTGGCAGCATTCGCATTGAAACAAGCGACGAGTATCCAGTCGCAGTTATGGAGCCGTCTGGCAGCAATATGTATTACGGTGGCACTGGGCCGTTCTGCCAGGGCGTCACGCTGACGAACATCGATATATCAAAAGTTGTTTACTGCACGACTTTTGCTTATCAGCCCGATGGAAGATTGATCACGACCGGGGCCGTCGCATACCAGCAAAAACAGGTCTTCTTCGCGAACGATGGCGTCGCGTTGGCTCCGATTTTCGGAGGCGTCAACCATTGCCAGTTCACGGGCAGCATATTCAACCCGGCGGATAGCTCATACCACAGCGAGTTTTCGCTTCGTACCTGTGTCGATCAATTCGGACCTAGCAACGGCCAAAAGGGCGGTGAATTATACTCGACTGGTCCCGACACGCACTCTTACGGGAACCCCAGTGCAACGATGAATTCCGACAAGCGGCCACTGCTGTCCAACGTATCCTGGCCGTCCGGGGTGCAGTTTGTCGCGCTCTACACAGCTCGGCAACTATAGACGGCGGAGGAATAAATCGTTAGGCGTAATCTGCTCGACAAATTCGTACCGCCCGGACAGAACGGCTATTATTGGGGCGGGATCGTTGGCCTCGGCCAGGATAAAGCGCGGGGCGTGGCGTTCTACATCCAAGCCGCGAAACACGTCTAGCTCGTAGCCTTCAACATCAATCGACATAAAGTCGATGTCTGGCAAGCAAGTTTCATCCAACACTCTAGATAGAGTTCTGGCTGGGGCCTGGACTTCGTGGAGCGTGATGTTCTGATATTCGGCGGCCTGCTGCCTATGAAGTTCTTCATGACCGATCCGGTGAAAATGACCGGTGATGTAGCCCATGAGGTCTCCGTCCGTCACGGTTATCACGTCCTGCGAATTGTCAGCAACCAATGCGGCGTTGACGACCGTGGCATTCGGACGATTGCGCCTGCACTCCTTAGCGAGTCGGGGCGTAGCTTCGACCAATAGTCCACGCCAACCGCGAAATCGCTCAAGCCAATATGTGTTGCTCTGCTTCAATCCGTCGTTGGCGCCGGCCTCTATGAATGTGCCACCGCGGAAGTCGAGAAACCTCGATAACTTCCTCTCGATGTCGTGATGCGCAAGGCGAGAATAACGGTCCGATCCGGCAGCCTCGAATACGGCACGGCGCGCGCGCTTAACAAACTGCTTGGCTGATCGGTATCGGCTCAAAGTTCGCTCCCGGCGTGACAGCATTTTAATACCAGTTCAGCGAAAGGTCTATTGGATGTTGGGTCCGGTTTGGCCATCCCAAGCCAGCATCTTCATGCTGTCTGAGCCTCTTATTGTGCGGTTCGATGCCGGTAACGGCTGACCGCATTGCGGTTCTGGCGCCTAGGATTGACCGGCAATTGGCGAAGTCCATGGCCGCCGCGTTCGCTGCCGCAGCCCCGGCATTCGGTGTTTCCGGTGTCCTCAGGGTTGGGCATTTCATGGGGCAGACTTGCCATGAGAGTGCGGGATTCACACGGCTAGAAGAGAACCTGAATTACCTGTCCGCTGATAGGATCGCCAAGGTGTGGCCGCGGCTTGCGCCCCGCGCCGCCAGCCTTGTGGGCAATAAGCAGGCCCTTGCCAATGCTGCCTACGCTGGCAGGAATGGTAATGGGGGTGAGGCGTCTGGCGACGGTTGGCTGTACCGGGGCAGGGGGCTGATCCATCTCACCGGCCGAGCAAACTATGCCGCCGCGGGCAAGATGATCGGGTTGGACTTGGTGGGCGACCCTGACCAATTGCTTGAGACGGATCCGGCCGTCCGCGCAGCATTGGCATTCTGGAAATCGTCTGGCTGCAATGGCGCTGCCGATATGGACGACTGCGAAGGCGTCACCCGCATCATCACTGGCCCACGCATGGAAGGGCTGGAACCGCGGCGCGATCTGACAGAGCGGGCCAAAAGGATTTTCGTATGATAGGCCGAATTTGGCGCACGTTGCTCGCTGCTGCGTCCATCCGATTCTGGGCAATGGTGGGCGCATCCATGGCCCTGACCATGTTTGCGGCATGGCTGGTATGGCTTGTTGCTTATCGCTGGGCGCCATTGATCGAGGCTGGCCGGCGCATCGATATTCTCGGTAAGGCGCTCTGGATTGTATTGGGTGGGGTTATCGCCGTCGTGTTCGGCCTAATAGGCAAGCATGTCGAGGTCAGCGGAATTTGGGGCAGGCTTAACGTAAGCGGCGATGATCCGGTTCAGCCGCCCGCCCCCGCCACGGTCACTACCACAATCACCAAGACGGAGACGGCTCCATGACAGCAGTTCTGGCCGTCGCTTGGACCTATGCGCGGGCATGGCTGTCCGCAGCCGTTATTTTCCTGTCCACGCCACCGGGCTCCTACCTGGCCTGCTGCGTCATTGCTGGGGGGGCTTGGTGGTATTCGGGCCACCTTGGTTACGAGCGTGGCCAGACAGCTTGCGAGACGGCCCACAAGACCGCTGCCGTAGCCGAGCAAGCCCGCCAGGCGCAGGTCGGTGCGGATGTCACGACAGCATCAGAAACCCGTACGGGCCAATCCCAGGCTCAAGACGCCCGCAACCAGGAGATCGTCAACGATGTCAAAGGACGTGCCCATGACTTGCCTCCGGTTCCGGAGATTTGCCCGCCTGCTGTTCCTGCCGCTTTGGCTGACCGCCTGCGCAAGCTCGAATAACGATAACGGCAAGCCGAGCCTTCCAGCCGAGCCGACCGGCCTAGCGGCCTGCACTGACGCGACCGTTCCCGCACTTCCTGGTGCTGTAGGAACTGGATGGGGCAACGATGAAACGCCCGGCATCATCGGTGATCAGCGCACGGCAGCGCTAGCCAAGAACAAATGCTCTCATGATTGGCGCAGCTTTTATTCTGATCTCCGCAACAAGATGGCGAACTAATGGCTGATACCGGCGAAGTCATGATGAACATATCGAAGCCGGACGCGCTTCAGCACATCGAGATCACAGTATTGCGTCAGCTTGGGGACAACATTGCTGCGCAAACGCGCCACCTCGAAACCCTGACTGGTAAGGTCGATGATGTCAGAGAGAGGGTTATCCGTATTGAAGCGCGAGAGACAGAAAAGCACGTCGAAGCGTTGAACGCGCGGGTTGCTGCACTTGAGGCGCGGGACAACCAGATTACTGGCGTGGCCTCATTCGGCGGCTGGATAGCTCAGCATGCGCCGTGGCTGGTCGCCGGCATCATGGCCGCAATGGCGATACTCGGCAAGAAATGAAATCGCCAGCGCCGCGTCGCCACTTCATCATCCCAGACATCCAAGCCCGCCCGAACGTTCACCTCGATCACTGCGACTGGATCGGTCAGGCGATAGTGGACTATCTGCCTGACGTGGTGGTGAACCTTGGGGATACGTGGGATTTCCCCAGTCTGAACGGGCACGAACAGCCTGGATCTGTTCCCATGGAAGGATTGCGGTATCAGGATGACTTGAAGGCCGGTAACGAGGCTTTCGCCAGGCTGTCGGCGCCGATGGATGCCGAGATCAAGCGCCGAGAGGCCTTGCACAAACGGCGGTGGACTCCGCGCAAAATATTCTGCACTGGCAACCATGAGATCCGTGCGGACCGGGCGGCCAGCAACGACCCTAAGTTTTTTGGTCATATAGGCTCCAACAATTGCGATACCCGCGATTGGGAGCGTCACGGATTTTTAAGCCGGGTCTGGGTTGACGGTATTTGCTATTCGCACTTTTTCCAGAACACGCACAGTTCGCGGCCGCTAGGCGGCGAGATAACCAATCGGCTGAACAAGATCGGCTGCAGCTTTATCCAAGGGCATGAGCAAGGATTTCGCTACGGCACTCGCATAACTGCGTCTGGAGCGACTTGGCATGGCGTTGTCGCTGGGAGTGCCTACACCCACATCGAAGATTACCGCGGCGCTCAGGGCCAGCGGCACTGGCGCGGCGTAGTGGTGCTGAACGAAGTCGAGAACGGTGATTTCTGCATCATGCCGCTTACGCTGAGCTATCTGTGCCGCAAATACGAAGGCGTAGGTCTGCACGAATACATGGTTCGCAAATATCCCGGCCAGGACTGGGAGCATCTGCGTTGAGCCGCATGGTGCATTACCTAGCCAGCCCTTATCGCGCTCACCCGCAGGGACGTCACCAGGCTTATAGGGACGCAGTCGATGCTTCGGCCCGCCTCCTACGTGGTGGCGCAGTCGTGTTCAGCCCTGTCGTCTACGGCCACGCAATTCAGGAGACCGCGGGCGAAGTGTTGGACGAAGCCGCATGGCTAGGCGTCGATCTGGCTATCCTTGCCGAGTGTGATTCACTGGTTGTCGTCATGATTCCTGGTTGGCGTGAAAGCGATGGTGTCGCAGACGAGATCAAGCGTGCCGTCGAACGTGAAATCCCTATCTCTTATTTGTCATGGCCTATGTTGAATGTGAGGGAAGATGAAAGCGGCGGATATTTGCCGGCGTGCGGCTGAACTTGTTTCCGGTGATCGCGCAAGGACACATGGAGACAAGCGCCGCAATCACGAAAACATCGCGGTCATGTGGACGGCCTACCTACAAATTCGCCGCGATCCCGAATCGCGCTTAACACCGTCTGATGTCGCGACCATGATGGGTTTAGTGAAAGTGGCGCGCATGGAATTGGGCGATTATAACCCGGACGATGCCGTGGATCATGTCGGATATGCTGCAATACGCGGCGAGCTTGACGCAAAGTGAGCCTGCGCCTGACGCCAGACATCTTGGCGGCGGCTTATGAATATCTTAGGGCCACGCCACCATTTCGAGGCTGGCGTCTACCGCATGCCGACGAGATTGGCTTTACGGTGTCAAGGCATCGTGACCGTCACTCGCACCTTATCGGATATGTGAGATCGACAGAGGCGGAAATTGCCGTCTCTGAAATGGTCGTCGGTTCGAGCTTAACGCTGATTGAAGCTATGGCGCATGAGATGGTGCATTTGAAGCAGCACCTGCGCCGATCCGAGACTTCAAAGACGGCGCACAATGCCGAATTCCGCCGACTGGCAGCGTTGGTATGCCGACATCATCATTTCGATCCGAAGACATTCTGAGATCGCGCCCGGCCGTCCCCCTCCGGCATGTGTGCGCGTGCGGGCCCCGCCTGGCGAAAGCCGGGCGGGGCCTTTTATCGTTCTGGGGATTCCCATTCCGTAACGCGCATGGTGCCAACAACTGAAACCACCTTCACCTTCAAGTTGCATGTTCTGGCCTCTTGCCGCGCCTCCCCGATAGCGCCGTTAACCGCCATGTGGATGCTGTCGCCATAGCCGCCGGTCGGCCTGCCGCCGCGCAGGGTGATCCATCGCCCGCGCTGTTGTGGATCCTCGTGGACTTCGTACGTGATGCCCAGTGTGGGTGTGGTTTTGCGCGGGCCCATTTTACAAGTCCGTCATGCCTATTGGCAGCACATCCAAGTCACGATTCAGGCTCCACCTATCCAGATTGTCTTGCTTCCAGTTCCGCCAGTTGCTCAGGGTGTCCGGGCCGTGGAAGCATTCGACGGGCGGCACGCGGGGCCGCAGCTGATGATAGGTGGCCTTCACCCTGTCCAGCTCCTCGCAAATGAATTTTTCCGCCCACGCCTTCGCGTAAAGGACATCATCGCCGGTCTCCGCGACGAAGTGCTTATTGACGGTCACAATCCAGCACTTCGCATAAATGCCGTCTCCCCCGCGCTGACGAACCTCAGCGATAAACAGGTTGCCGACCTTGAGGATATAACTGCCGCCATCCTGCGCAGCCCATTGGCCTTCGATCAGCAT